ATTAGATAATATTTGTGTTGGTTGTATTAATGATTTTTTAAGTGGCTTTGATAGTTTGTGTCCCATATTATATAATTATTTATTATATTTAAATTATTATATTTTTAAACATATATTCATTTCAGATGCAAAATTTTTCTAAAAATAGATTCAAGGACATCGGAGACCAACCAAAATAAGTTCCTTCACCATATGTGCTACTAAATTCAGTATAAAATTGAAAATATATTTCATGCTTGTTATTCAACCCAGTATAGAATAAATATGCTTCTCTCAATTGTTCATAACTCATTATCTCATCATATTTTTCTTCAAATAATATATTAGCAAAATCGTCATCATTAAAATTATATATTTTTATTCCAAAAATAGTACAATTACTATAAATTCCATTTTATAATAATATATTATATATTTATTATTATATTATATATTTATTATTATAATATAATGCAATAATGAGTATTTGAAATGAGAAAATGTGTAAAACAAAAATAATAGTTATGTATTATGAACTTCATAACAACTATCATAAAAAAGTTAACACCAAAAAACATATCAAGACCTCTTTGCAGATGGAGAATAGAAAATTGTAATATACAAATTAACCGCAAAATAGATTTATCAAACGAAGACCATTATGGTCAATATCTATTAGAAAAAGTAAAAATAAAAAATGATGTAAATATAAATACTCGTTTGGATAACCCAAAATAATAAATACACCTTATTTTGGAGATATTGAATTATAAAATGTCTAAAAATTAAAACTATAATAATCAGTTGTTACATTTCGGGTTTCGTATGAATATGCAGGATTTTGAGGTGTTGCAGCTGGTACAATATTACTTATTAATGGATTTCTTAGATTTGGTGGTTTTACAACAAAAGCATATCCTTTTTCATTAAAAAATGTATTATTTTCTGCTAAATTATTGTCACCATATAATTGATATCTCATGGCTACAAATTGACATCCATAAGTATAACATTGTAATCCAGATGGATTTTGAGGATTTTTCGAATTAGACGGGACTACTAGTGACATGTTACTTATGTTATGATCTATTAATTCTTTTGGAACAATATCATTTGTAATTGTATTTGTATCATATATATACATAAAAGCTGAATTACTTGTGATATTAATATATTCTAATAAATCATTATTATCTAAATACGATTTATTACTACCATCTACTATTAAAACTATTTTATTGGTTAGTTTTAATAGAGGTACATTACCAAAATTTGTATTTTGATTTTCAAAGCTGTATTCTTTTCCTAACATTAATGAATCGTATGATTTAAATATAGATGCTAAATTTGTATACATATTTTGATTATTACTTTTTATTCGTAAATGAATAATTAATGGATCAGTATAATTTGGTGCAGTTCCACTTGCAAATGCGTAACTTTGAATTACACTCATTACTTCTGAAAAATCTACTGAATTATATGTTTGTTTAACATAATAGGAATCTTCTATACTTGTTGCTACTACTGGTTGATTATTAATTGAATATATTTCAAAATCTAAACATCTTGCACCTGTTTTAAGCACCGCTTTTAAATTACATATATCAACTACATCATTTGTATAATTTCCACCACTACAAGCATTGTATGCTGTTTTTATGTAATATTGACATAAATTACCACTACAATCAGGATTATTACTATTAATTGATTTAATGTTTCCATTTACTGATGAATATAAGTTATTCATATTATTGCATTCAGTTTTTGATAAATTATTTACATAAATTAAATATATTATATAAAATATTAAAATAATTATAATCATTACAGTTATAATATAAAATGCAAACTGATCAGTAATATTCTTTGTTATTTTACCAATATTTTCTGTAAAATTTGTAAGTCCGCTATTACTTATTGATTGTAATGATTCTGTTGACATTTCTAATATATTATATTAATAAAAAATCAAATTAATTAAATATTAATATATATATTATACATGGCAGGCGGATTAATGAACCTTGTAAGTGTTGGACAACAAAATGTTATATTAAATGGTAACCCAAGTCGTACATTTTGGAAAGCAACATATGCAAAATATACTAATTTTGGAAAACAAAATTTCAGGCTTGACTATGAAGGTACTCCTACACTTAGGCTTACTGAAGAATCAACTTTTGTATTTAAAGTAAAGCGTTATGCGGATCTTTTAATGGATACATATTTATCTATTACATTACCTAATATATGGTCTGCAATTTATCCACCACAAGAAATAACTAATTCAGATGGTTCTATATCATATTCATCTTGGGCTCCATATGAATTTAAATGGATTGATTATATTGGTGCAATAATGATAGATAGAATTACTATAACTTGTGGTAATCAAAAGTTACAAGAATATTCTGGACAATACTTATTATGTGCTGCACAAAGAGATTTTAATTATCAAAAATTGAGGTTGTTTTATGAAATGATTGGACATACACCTGAAATTAATGATCCTGCAAATGCAGGTCCTCGTGTAAATGCTTATCCAAATGCTTTTTATACAGATAGTCCTGCAGGTGCACAACCATCTATAATCGGAAAAACATTGTATGTGCCATTAAATACCTGGTTTAATTTAAAAACACAAATGGCATTTCCATTAGTATCATTACAATATAATGAACTACAAATTAGTATTACTTTAAAGCCTATAAACCAACTATTTAGAATCCGTGATATAATGGATACAACCAATAATTTTCCATATATTGCACCAAATTTTAATCAATATTACATGCAAATGTATAGATTTTTACAAACACCACCTGATGAAACACTTGGACCGACATCTTATGTAGATACAAGATCAATTTGGAATCCAGATATAAATTTAAATTGTACATATTGTTTTCTCTCTAATGATGAATCTAGATTATTTGCAACGAATGAACAAAAATATTTAATTAAACAAGTATATGAATCTCCATATTATAATGTAACAGGATCAAACAAGGTGGATTTAAATTCTGTTGGAATGATTATGGACTGGATGTTTTATTTTCAAAGAAGTGATGCTAATTTACGAAATGAGTGGACAAATTATACTAATTGGCCTTATAGTTATATGCCAAGTGATATATATCCTGCGTCAACTAGTGGCGATTATACTAATCCTGACACATCATCTTCCTTTGGTTCAACTACTATTGGACCAGGTGTAAATTCAGATGGTACTTTAACAGGATTAATGATTACAGGTGTTTATAATCCACAAAATATTAAAGAAATATTAATTTCATTAGGAATTATTTTGGATGGACAGTATAGAGAGAATACATTACCATATGGTGTGTATGAATATGTTGAAAAGTATGTTAGAACTGCAGGATATGCGCCAAATGGATTGTATTGTTATAATTTTTGTTTAGACACATCACCATTTGTTTTACAGCCTTCAGGTGCAATAAATATGAGTAGATTTACAAATATTGAATTTGAGTTTACAACTATTACACCACCGTTAGATCCATATGCACAAGTTCTTACTATTTGCGACCCTACAACAGGTGATATTATTGGTATAAATAAACCAACCTGGAGAATATATAATTATAATTTTAATTTATATGTTATGGAAGAGAGAATAAATGTAATTACATTTGTTGGCGGAAATGCAGGGCTAATGTATGCCACTTAAAAATAAAATAACACGTATGTTTAATTTTATAGAAAAATTATAGAAAAAAAACGAAATATTTTTTCCGAAAGTTTTTTCAGATTTTCAAAAATGGACAAAAAAAATGTCCAAAAATGAAAATTCCAAAAAAGTCTTCGAAAAAAAAATTCGTTGTTACCATAAAAAAATTTATGGTCTGACAACTTTTTAACATTTTTTTATTTTGTTACGATAAATTTTAAATTTTTAAAAATATATTTAAAAAAAGAATTTAGGCGTTTTTTTATGTAACTATAAAAGGATGACTTTTGAGGACAAAAAAACGCCAAAAAAACGCCAAATTTTTTTTTGTAAAAAATGCTTATTCAAAAGCGTCAAGAACAGTGAATGGGATCGACATATTTTGACACTGAAACATAAAATGAATGACGCTGAGTTACAAAAAACGCCAAAAAACGCCGAAATAAATTTTATTTGTGAGTGTGGAAAAAAATATAAGTACAGACAAGGTCTGTGGAATCATCGTAAAAAATGTAATATACAACTACAACCTGATACAAATAATAATAATGAACTTATGCAATATTTGATTAAAGAAAATAACGAATTGAAAAATATGATTGTAGAGGTTTGTAAAAATGTTAAACCATGTAATATTATTAATAACAAAACATTTAATTTAAATATGTTTTTGAATGAACAATGTAAAGATGCCATGAATATTATGGATTTTGTAGATTCGGTTAAACTGCAGTTATGTGATCTTGAAAATGTTGGAAAAGTTGGGTTTGTTGAAGGTATTTCAAATATTATAATAAAAAATTTGAATTCTCTCGATATTTATAAAAGACCTGTTCATTGTAGTGATTCAAAAAGAGAAATAATGTATATCAAAGATGATAATAAATGGGAAAAAGAAAACGAAGAGAATAAAAAACTTAGAAAGGCAATAAAATATATAGCACATAAAAATGTATGTGTAATTAATGAATTTAAAGAAAAATATCCTGATTGTATATATAGTAACTCATCACAATCGGATAAATATAATAAATTAATTATAGAAGCTATTGGTGGTCATGGAGATAATGATTTTGAGAAAGAAAACAAAATAATTAAAAAAATTGCAAAAGAAGTAGTTATTCCAAAACTAATTTAAATATGAGTTTGATGCTAATGGTCCTTCATCAATAAATATGCCCGATAAACTGTATCTGTTTTCATACGATGGCATATTAATTATATTATTTGGTTTATATCTTTTATTAAATTCCTGTGTATTTTTTTCAAATGATGTCATCCATGTATTAATACCAAAATTAGGGGTTAATGGTTTTAACTTATTATCATAATTTATTCTTTTACTTTGTGTACCTATGTCTGTAGTTAAAGTTGAATATTGTGGTGTTAAATATGTTAAAAGACCAGCATCATTCTCTCCAGGAATATTATCTGATTTATTGTTTTTATTTTTATTTACTGGTTGGCATCCTGGACAATCTATATCTGCAAAACATTGTTCGCCTGTAATTGCACATCTTGATGTTGGACTACAAAAATTTTTACAACTATAAGTTGTATTTAAAGGTAAATTTACTGTACTAGATGTTGTACCAAAATATTCTTTCACACCATAATTATTTATACCATAATAATAATTATTAAATAATATAATTAATATAAATATACAAAATAAACTAATTAACCAATATATTTTATTTTTATAATATTGTTTCATATAATATTATATAATATTTTATAATATTTTATAATATTTTATACATTTTTATTTAGATGTTATAAATGTATAAAGGAGTTAATATAGTTATATTTTTTATAATTTTATCATTTTCAATGTTAATATTTTATCATTTTATCATTTTAGGTAATCAATAAATAATTTAAATATTGTTAAAATATAAGTAAATGTCATCAACAAATATTGTAGATAATACTGATTCAAGCGATGAGTCAACTACAACTAGTACTAATTACGGATATTTCTTATTAAATGCATTGATATTTTTTTTTATTGTAATTGGTTATTTTACATATGGTAGTTCAATAATATATATATGTAGATTAGCACAAACTACAAATTTTTTGCCAACAAATAAAAATATGTACCCTTATACTAATAATAGTCCTTTAGTACGTGATGTAAATATAGGACCTATACAAGAAGAAACTAATGATATTTTTAAAATATATTTAAATAAATTAAATTTTACTAATTTTGAAGATAACAATAATAATTATATTTTATTAAAACATTTGAAAATTTTAGATAATTATAATGTAGTACAAAAATATTTTATTTCCATTTTACAATCATTATTTAGTGAAAATTATACATTTATTGTTTTTATATTTAAATATTTATATAAATTACCTGAAACTGCAATATTATTGGGCGGTCCTATTATAGTTACTATTTTGTTATCATTACTTGTAGTATTTGATATATTTTATTGTATGTTTTTATGGTTTTATAAAATGTCTTTATTTTTTGATTCAAATACTAATAATACTCAGGGTGAAAATAAAAATGGAGGTATTATGAATATTTTAATAGGATGTCTATTAGTATTTGCATTTTTTATATTGTTTTGGTTTGTTATTTGGATAATGGTTTTATTTCCATTTGGTTTATTACCATGGTGTTTTATTTCATTGTTAAGTTATAAATGTACATTTCAAACTGAGCCTTCTAATAATATGTCTGAACAAATACCTACAACTTCGTATGAGGTTATAAAAAACTCATTAAAATACAATAAATTTTTAATAATGTCAATAATTAGCATTTATTCAATAATAGTTTCATTTACCAATTTAGGTGTAGGTGTAGGAATATGTTCTATTATTATTATAGGATTATTTTATTTTAATTTAGTACCTATTCATTTATTTGAATCTACACCACCTCCAGGAACACCTCAACCACCAGGAACACCTCAAGCCATTAATACTTCTAATATTTCATCATCTAACGAAATACCAATAGTTGAATCAAATGATTCTAATACAAATGATACGCCTGTAAATAAATCTGTAAATAAATCTGTAAATAAATCTGTAAAATTTGCAGAAGGTACAAAACTAAGTGGAGGTAGCAAACTTGATAACAAACTATATAAAAAAATACTTAATTATCAAAATAATAGTTTAACAGAAAATTTAAAATTATTAAATAAGTATTTAAATACTATTTAACTTGTTTAACAAATGGGAAAAAATAATAAAAAAATGTTAGTAAACATGCCATTGGTAAGCTTATGTACTGTAACATTTAATAGACGACCATTTATACCTCAAATGATTAAATGTTTTGAACATCAAACATATCCAAAAGATAAAATAGAATGGATAATAATAGATGATGGAAGTGATAAAATAGAAGATTTAGTAGTACATATTCCGCAAGTAAAATATGTTAAATATGATACAAAACTGACTTTAGGTAAAAAAAGAAATATTGCAAATAATATGTGCAAAGGAGATATAATTATTTATATGGATGACGATGATTATTATCCACCTGAAAGAATAAGTCATTGTGTAGAAAAATTACAAGAAAATCCTAAGATATTATGTGCAGGATCGAGTGCAATGTATATGTATTTTAAGCATATAAATAAAATGTATATATTTGGCCCTTATGGTCCGAATCATGCTACTGCTGCAACATTTGCATTTAGAAAAGAATTATTAAAAATTACAAAATATAATGAAAATGCATCATTAGCAGAAGAAAAATATTTTTTAAAAGATTATACTATTCCTCTTATTCAATTAGATCCTGAAAAAACTATTTTAGTATTTTCACATATACACAATTCATTTGATAAAAAAGAATTATTAAAATCGTTACCGAGTCCGGTTATTCATGAAACAAATAAATTGCCTAAAGATTTAATTAAAGATAATTATTTTTTAAATTTTTTTATAAATGAAATTGATCAACAATTGGAAACATATGATTTTGGAAAACCTGAACATAAACCTGATGTTATAAAACAAATGAAAGATATTATTACAGAGAGAAACAATAAAATATTAGAACAAACTAAAAAAAAAGAAGAATATAATAATATTATAAATAAATTAAATGTAAATAATAATCAAAATAATAATATTTTAAATCAAACTAATATAGACAAAAATAAAATAAATGAACTTACAATTGAAAATAATTTATTAAAAGAAAAAGTAGTTTATTTAGAAAATAAAATTAAACAATTAATTACTGAAAAAATACAAATGTTAAATAATACTAATAATAATACTAATAATAATACTAATAATAATACTAATAATAATACTAATAATAATACTAATAATAATACTAATAATAACACTAATAATTTATCAATTGATAGAGGTCCATAATAATACTGCAATATACATCTTTATTAAATAATAAATAAATATATTTAAAGATAACAATAATATGTATATTATAAATAAGGTAATTAATATGTACTACGACGACCAATTTCATCCAACTGGAGATAATGATATTAATGAGTATAATGTGAAAGCATTAGAAGACATTAAATTATTAGACAAAGGATATTGTAAGATATATAAACATGTAAAACAGTTTAATAGTAAAAAAGCTAAATTAACAAAAATTGAATTATATACTTCAGGATGTGTTAATTCAAATATTAGAGATGCAATTACAGGAAAATATTACCAATCAAAAGTTGGTTCAATTGATGAACATTTATTTTTTAAAATATCATTATCAACTGGACAATGCAAAAGCAGTAATGGATCAAATACACTATTTTTTTCTTCACCTGAAGAATGTTATTCACATTTATTTCTTAGTCTAGATTCTGTCACTATTTCGGTGTGGAATGAAAAAAAAAATTTTTATCTAAAAGAACTTAAATTATAAAGATTTAAAAATAATTATTATATATAATTATATGTTAATAAAAGCATTAATATTTGTTTGTTTATTTCTCAATAAAAAAACAAATTTTTACCACATAAAATTAAATACTTATTCTAATTATATAAAATATATTAGTAATAATAATAATATTTATAATAACACAAATAATACTGGTATAGACAATAGACATATAAGTATGCACGATTTAGACGATAAAATAATATTAAAGATTAAAATAAATTTACAAAAGCAAATATTATTAAATAAATTACAAGACAGTAGTATACATATAAATAAAAAAATATATTTAATTGGTTTTAATCAAAATGAAGTTATTAAACCTAATTTGTTAGCTGGAAAATTAGAAAAACAATTTAATTTTGATGATTAATAGTTTTTATTTATAATATAATAATATTATTGTTTACGAATATTATTTACAAACCTGGTTGTTATTCTTCTTGTATTTCTTCTTCATCTTCTATATCAACATCTTTATCTATTATGCCTGATGCATTTTCTTTTAAATATTTATCTAAATATCTATATATTCTGTTAATGTCTAATTTAGTAATTTCATAACTCTCAAGTGCAGATAATATATCAGCGTCATCATTGTATTTATTTTTTAAATCAATAAAAAGACCAAATATATCTTTTTTATCCATACTTAATTTTTGACATAATTTTTGAATAAATAAAGAATTATTATATTCTGTAGAATATTTAGTTAATACTTTTGTAAATCTAATATCAGACACATTAGGTCTTATTTTATTTTTAAAATAATTATGATACATTTTATTATTTTTTAATGTCTTAATTAATGAACTCATTTCATTAAATTGCCAAATTTGTTTTTGAAATGTTATTCTATCAATATAATCTGAGAAACATATATTATCAAGTTGGTTGATATAAAATGGTATTATTTTTGAATTCTCAATATGATCAAATGTATCTATAATATTTTCATGCCATAACAACCCTACACTTGTACGATCAGTTTCATTCATAACATAATTATGATCATTTATATTGTAAGAGTTATTTAAAAGTTTACTAGTTATATTTTTTGTATCAACATTATATGACTTAGCTTGAAAAATATTTTCAATCATTTTGTTACTAAATATATTAGGCTGTATTTTATAAATGTTATATATATTATTTAATTTACGAAGATCACCTTGAATATAATTAATTATAGAGTTTTGAATACTTATTTCTATATTAGGCAAAAGCAATTTTACAATTTGTGTAATTTGAGGAATAGTTGGCGATTTAAGTTCAATTGTATTACATACTTTCATAAGTTCTTTATTTTTCTTGTCTATACAATAATTGCCAATACAAATAATTGGATTAATAGATATGTCCTCAAGTCTTTGTTTTTTTGTTTTTTTTGGTCTTATTAATTTTATTAATGAATTAATGCCACCTTTATCTCCACTATTCATGCCATCTATTTCATCCATCACTATAACAATTTTTTTAATTTTTTTATCAAATACGCTCATTATATTTTTATTTGACATATTGTGTTTTGTTATATCTTCAATTACAGTTGTATTTCGTACATCTCCAGCATCATATTTAATAATATCATAATTCATTTCTTTTAAAATATTCACAACAAAAGTTGTTTTACCTGTACCTGGTTCGCCGTAAATATATATACCCTTTTTAGATAATAAATTATTTTTATTATATTCGAATGAATTTAAAATATTTTTAAATTCATCAATTATTTTTTCTCTATTTAATATTTTATCTATATTTAAATTATTCATCTTATATCTTTAATAATATTCTTTTTATGTAGATTTTTAACGAAATCTTTGTTTTAACTTGTACTTTGACATGGATTATTTACTCCATATGTTATACCATCCCAAGATACTTTACACTTATTTGCCCATGTATATTTTGCACACAACCCATTACTTCCGTTAAATGGTGCATTATTAAAATTCATTTTTAAATACTTATCATCAGATTGTGGTTGACATGTACCTAAATTTTTTATATTAGTACATGTAGCATTATTTCCTGAACCATCAAGTAACCAATAATCAGGACAATCTGACATTATAGGCGGCCATTGAGATGATTTACTATAATTTAATGCAATGCCAATAATAATTAAAGAAATAATTAAAATAACTATAGCAACAAATAATACAATTTTTTGAAATGTTTGCATATATAAAATAAATATATTTTTTTATTGAACTAATATAAATGAATAAAAATATTAATAATGGTCGAATAGATATAAAAACACCAAATACTTCAACATTATTTAATATGTATGATAAAATACCTGCAAATCAATGTGTAACATTTAGGAATGCAACAGAAGGATTGTGGAATGAAACTACTTTGTCAAATTTATTTTTTTCTAAAGAAAATATCCAAATCTTACAAAATGGTATAAGATCAGGTGTATATAATTTATCAAATAATCAATATATAATCGGAGAACAAGACTGTGATTCATTAAAAATAATAATGAGAAGTGTATTTTTACAAAATGCAGCAAATCAACCTAATAATATTTCTGAACAAATTGTGCAGCTAAATAAAATAGTATTAGACTATTGTATTAAACAAGTATATGGTGAAGCGCAAGGTTATTTAAAATATATTGATGATGTAAGTACACTACCTATACCACTTGCACCGCCTGTAATGTCTTCTCAATCTGATAAACAATTATATTTTAAAGGTTGGTTTTAAAATAATATAATTATTTTCTAAACCATTTATAAAATGAGTAATAAAACAAATGAATATTCTTTTAGTATAGATAACTCACTTGAAAATATAAATGTTATACCTAAATCTCAAATAACACAAAATATTAATTATAAAAATAATGAAAATAATAACAATAAAAATAAGTCTAAAGAATCTAGTAATTTACCAAAATCAACCGAAAAAGATAAAAAAAATAAAAAAAGAGACTTAATAGATTATTATTATTTATTTCCATAAATTCGTTTCATAATAAATAATAATTTATTATGAAAATAGTAAAATGAATGAACATGCACATGAATATCTAGATAAAATTGTTTTAATTTGTGCAACAGGAAGATCAGGATCAACTACTTTACAAAGAATTATAAATACAATTCCAAATAGTAATATTTGTGGTGAAAATAATGGTGCAATCAATAGCCTTTTAGAGTTTTATGTAAAATTAAAATATACTACTCAAAGTTATGTACCTGGAAATATTACACCATTTAGTTATGAATATCTTATTTCAAAAAATATTAAACCTTCATGGTATAATTCGTATGATTTTAATAAAATTGTAAATATGATTCAAATAATGATAATAAATATATTTAAAAAAACAAAAGAAACAAATTTATGGGGTTTCAAAGAAATAAGGTATGATATAGAGAGTATAAAATACATAAAAGTATTTAAAGAATTATTTCCACAAACAAAAGTTATAATTCAGGTAAGAGAAAATATTTTAGCACAATCTAAAAGTAATTTTATGAAAAAAAATAAAAATGCATTGACCCAACTGTATAAATTAAATAATGAATTTTATAATTTTTATAATAAAAATAAAGATTTTTGCTATTTTATAACATTTGAGCAAATGTTAAAAAAACAAAATATAAAAAAAATGTTTGATTTTATTGATTGTGAAAAACATTATGATGAAAATAAAATTACTGAGGTATTAAATAATAACATTAAAGACTAATAATTTATAATTTATTAAACGATTTGAAGCTGAGATTTTGGAACTTTTTTAAATAGTTTCTTTTTAATTTTAATTTCTTCTCCATTCATAGTTCTATCTCTATCTTCTTTATATTCATTATATAATTTAATTAAATTATCTAATTCTAACAACCACATACAATTAATAGTTGTTTGTTGTATTTTTTCAAGTTCTAATTTTTTTAACTCTTGTTCTTTAAATAGTTTTTCTATATTTTCATCTGTAACACTATCCATTGTCATTTTAGTTAAATATTTATATTCTGTATCGTCGCCAATTATATCATATTTTTTATCATTTAACATACTAATAACTTCTTCTCTCTTTTTTCTTCTTAAATCAATAGTTCCTTCTAGATTTTCTTTAATGTATTTTACTTTATTGGATAATAGTATTAGCTCATTTTGTAAATTATTTATCATATATTCTTTTCTTGTTTGATACATGCAATATCTCACTTCATAATAATCATCTATTATTTCTTGAATAGTTTCGTATTTTTTTAGTTTATCTGCAGAATTAAATAAATGCATGTTAGTAGTACTATTTGTAGTATATAATTTTAATACTTTTTCTAGACCGTTACATCCGTAATCTGCCTTACCATTTTCTAATTCCTGAACTTTACCTTTAACAAATGTAATTATAAAATCAACATTAGTATCTTTACTCATATCTTCATAATCTTTAACAATTGGTTGTATTTTTTTTCCATCTTTATCTAATCCTGGATCAATAAGTGTTTCTAATAATTCTTTGAAATCTTCAGTCCAAAACCCAACTGGCAATTCGGATACTTTAATTTTATCATTATCTATTTTTTCATATATACCTTTTATTAAAAACTTTTCAGCAGTAATTTTATTGATAATTCCTTTAAATCCTTCATAATATGGGATAAACTCAACACTTGTATTATCTAATCCATTTAATTTATTTTTAATATAATTAATTATTTCTAAAGGATTATAACACATAATATCTGTACTAAAACCAGTACCAATTCCTTTTGATCCGTTAACAAGAATCATAGGAATAATAGGTGCATAAAATATAGGTTCAATTTGTAACCCATCATCATTTAAATATTTTAAAATATTATCATCTTCTAATGGAAATATGCTTCTTGTAATTTTATTTAACATAGTAAATATATATCTTTCAGAAGCACTGTCTTTACCACCTTGCATTCTAGTACCAAATTGACCATTTGGTAATAATAAATTAATATTATTTGATCCTACAAAATTCTGTGCCATACCTACTATAGCACTGTTTAAACTTGCTTCACCATGATGATATCCTGAGTTTTCAGATACATATCCTGAAAATTGTGCAACCTTAATTTCAGAGGTTAAATTCTTTTTAAAAGATGAAAATAATATTTTTCTTAAACTAATTTTTAATCCGTCCATTATATTTGGAATACTTCTGTCACAATCATATTTAGAATAATGAATAAGCTCTTTATGAATAAAGTCCTCATATGAAATACTTGTTTGACATGTATTTAAATAAGTATCACGCTCATAATTTTCAAGCCACTTTTTTCTATCTTCAGCACGCTTTTTATTAAAAACCATATCTATAGCATTAGTACTGTTTACACCACTATGTTCAAATCCAACTATTTTTTTCTTTTCAAAATATTCACGAAATTCTTTACCTGTACTTGTTCCTAATCCTTTATAATATTTTATTTTCCATCCCTTCATATCTTGCGTTTCTTTCCATGCTTCATATTCACCATCATTATAAAATTCAACCTCTTTATTACCCTTTTTTGCTTTTAAAATTGGAGTATTCATAAATCCAATAAATCCAGGTATTTCTGAAAGTGATTCCCATTCAGACTGAAATAAATTAATTCCAAGACCTTTAATATGACTTCCATCTAAATCTTGATCTGTCATAAATAATACTTTTCCATATCTTAAATATTTATGGACATCTTCTAATGTACCATATACTTTGCCTGTTTCTAATCCTAATATTTTTTTAATTTCTGCAATTTCTTTATTTTCAGATATTTTTTTAATACTTTCACCACGAACATTTAAAATTTTACCTTTCATTGGATAAACACCAATAATATTACGATCTTCTGAAGATAGACCTGAAATAATTCCTGCTTTAGCTGAATCACCTTCACAAAATATTATTATACAATTACTTGATTTATCTGTACCAGCCCAATTTGCATCTGTTAATTTAGGTATTCCTCTAATACTTTTACTCTTTGTACCATCTGTTTTTTTAGCGGCTTTATTTTCTTTAATTTCAGTTAATGCACACGCTGCATCCATAACACCCATTTTTGCAATTTTTTCAATAAATTTATCTGTAACATCACATTTAGAACCAAATTTAGATGAAGGAGTATTCATAAAATCTTTGGTTTGACTGTCAAATGCAGGATTTTCAATGTCACATCTTATAAATAAAATCAACTGTTCTTTAATACTATTAGGATTTACTTTTGTTTTTTTCTTTTTTTCAATATATTCTACCAATTTTCTAGTAATCTGATTTAAAATATACTCAACATGTTTTCCACCTTTAGATGTATGAATACCGTTTACAAATGAAATTTGAATAAATTCATGAGTCGATGATAATGCAACTGCATATTCCCACCGTTCATTGGCTTCTTCATATACCCTTGGCGACGAAGATTTATCACCAATATACATGTCAATATATTGTTGAAAATTTTTAATTGGAATAGGTATAGAATTATATTTTACCTTTAAATTTTTATCTGTAATTGCAGCAACATCATATACGCGTTTTTTTAATAATGATATTACATCAGGTGTAAGACCATCAATACCTAGCCTTTTATAGTCTGGTTTAAAAGTAATTTTAGTGTATGGTTTTGTTTTACACTTAGTGATAGATGGTTTACATATTTCATCCAAATTATTTTTAAATTCCTGCTTATATTTTAAACCTCTAATATGATCTACAGTTTCTACAGACCCACATTCTGACCAAATCAAAACAAGTTTAAATCCAAACCCATTTTTACCGCCAACTATTTTTTTTTCATTTTTGTCATAATTTGTTGAAGTTCTAAGATGTCCGAAAATCATTTCAGGGATCCAAATTTTATGCTCAGGATGCTGTGCTATATCTATACCATTACCATCATTCATCATTACTATTGTACCATCTTCTTGAATAGATATATCAATATTTGTTACAGGTAATGAATTCTCTACATTATTTGCAACAGCCTGTGCCATTCTAACAACATGATCTCGACAGTTTACGATACCTTCATCAAATAATTTAAATAATCCAGGTATATATTTAATATTTTTTTCGATAATTTTACTTCCATCTTCATTTAAAATCCATAAATTTGTATCAACTTCTTCAACTGAACCAATATAAGTATCAGGATTATCAAGAATATGTTGTTTATCAGTTTTTTGCTGATATTTATTAGCTAAATTGGTTTCAGTTGAGGTTGACATTATAATTCGTATATATACTTACATATTATATGTTTAAATAATTTCAATTTTATTTATATTATTAAATATCACGATTTCCTTTTATAAATACTAATTCATACACAGACCACAATTTGCCTCGATATTTATTATACATAATATCATCAACAAAACTAATATTATACTGTTTTGGTGTTTTATTTTTAAAAGTAAAATCAACATTTTTATAATATTGAAACAATGACCCTATATTCCAACCATTTTCAATTATTTTTCTAGACATTAATATTTCACCATTAAGTATACATTCATGAAATGTTTTTGAATATTTTGTAATACTAAATATTTCACAATCAATTAAATATTCTAATGTTAATTTGTCCATAGAAAAAATATAAGATTGAACATGTGATTTATTTATTGGGTCTAAACATGTATTTATAGTACTTCCAAATAACTTTACATTATCTTTTAATCCATCTATGTAGACATCTGTCCATGTACCTTTATAATATGAAGGTAAAAAAGGTCCCACAATAGATGAATTACAAAATATAAAATTATCGTATTTTTTGTATAAATCGTCAACTAATAATGCTTCACTCCACCCTCCAAAATCATATCCAATATTATCTCTACAAATTTTTTTTACATAACTAGGTACTTCAAAAATAATATTTTTATTATTTGATATTATAACAAAGTCAACATTTTCATCGTAAAAGATACATTTTGATATAAAATCTTTTACGCGATTATTATAAATATGGAATACATATAATACAAGAGTTTTCATATATTATACAAATAAAACATTTTACTTTTATTTTAATTTATATATTTTATTTTATTTATTTATATTTTCTAACTAATATTATATTCATGAATAACAATAATGTATATAATAAATGCATTAAAAATAAATGTATTAAATTTAATCCTAATTTAACTTTAAAAAAACCACATATACCATATAACCTAATAGTATCACAAAAAATACAAACTAAATTAGGAGGTAGTATTAATTATGGAAATTTTTATTTAGGTAATCCTCTATCGATTAATTACTTAGGTCGTACTGAAGGACAGCCTGGCGGGAGTGGTGCACCGCCTAAAAATAAATATTAAATTATATAATTCGCTTATAATTATATAATTTTATAGATATATATAATATGCCATTTATTTCTTTTATTTATAAAATAGGGAATAATTCAAAAACTTATTATGGAAAATGTTTAACAGATAATATAAATGATGAACATAGCGGGCTAGATATTGAACTAAAAGATGTATTAGTTTTAGGCATTAATGAATATAGAAAACAACATAATTTATCAAAAATAAAAAAACTTCATAAAAAAATTAAAGTTGGTATATTATCTTGTTCGACAAATAATAATTCTATTGACTATTCATCATCAGAAGAAATAAAATGTTTTGATTTTTATTTTGTATATTATACAAATACAGAAATTAAAATATATATAAATGGAAAAATAGTAAAAATAGATGAAAATAAATAATATTTATAACTAGCTTTACACCTTTTTCACAAGTTATGACATTTACTACGAAGTGAAATGCCGATTATTTATTATTTCCAATTATTTAACACTTCATCCAAATCATCATCCTCACCTAAAATTTTTATTAAATTAATTGGATGAAATATTTTCTTTATTTTTGGTTCTCTAACTTTTTCCCATAACCATTTTTTGAATTGTTTTTTGTATTGTAAACAATACCATAAATGACGAAAATACTTAAATACTCGTATATTTTTTTTGACTTGACGATAACTACGAATATTATATAGTAGTACTATTTCGTAAAAAGCTTTCTTACTAATATTACTAAGATTAAGGGTTAAAATGTCGTGAGATAAAGAAGTTTCATATGTGTCAATTTCGGTTTCAATTTCGGTTTCAATTTCGGTTGTCATTTTAAAATGTATAAATTATAGTGTTTAATTTTGTATACTTTAAAATAAAAAATTTGTTTCAATTTTTTGTTTAAATATAAATTAAATTATAATACGGTTAATGACTATATAAAAATCGGCATTTGTATTTTTCATAAAATTGATTTTAAAATATAATCTAAATAATATATAACATATTATACGGAAATGTCATATAAATTAATAAAAGTTACCGAAAAATATGTACCTTTTTATGGTAAGAAAAGAACATATTATTGTAATATTTGCAATGGTGAATTAAGACATTATGGTTATTATTGTAAAAAATGTAACAATATTGCGTTTCCGTGTTTAGAATGTGTGATAAACGAAAAGCATGTAAACTCTCATTTGTATAAATTATCTAATTATTTTTAAAGGGTCTTCAGTTTTTCTGCTTTTTATATTATTATACCCAAACGGCACATCTCCTTTAATTGTAACTCTTCTCATTTTACGATTATAAGATCCATAATCATTAATTGCATAGTGTGATGTGCATGTATTATCCCATATTACAATATCATTTTTTTCCCATTTATGACGTAATATAAACTCAGGTTGAGTAATGTGTTCATATATTAATTTTAATATATTATCACTTTCAATTTTAGTTAAATTCAAAATGTGAGATGTAAACCCAGGATTAACAAAAAAAGAAGGTTTTTTTGTTCTTTCATGAATTCGTATAACAGGATGTATTACAGGTGTAATTTTTTTTGAATCTTCAAATAATTTGATAGTTTCTTCAACAGAAGATAAATAATCAAAAGGTTCTCCCCAATACGCTAATGGTGAAATTTTATGTACTGCTTCTAAATTATTTAAAAAACCTTTTAAATTGTTAGTGATTTTTTCGTAAGATGTTCTTAAATCACACCATAATGTATCTCCTCCTACATCAGGGATTTCATCTCCAATTAGAATAGATACAGAATGGGGATTTTCTAAAAAAGATACATCCGTATGCCATTTCGCATTTTTACCACCTTTTGCTCCGTCAATTTCTAAAATTTGAGGAAAATATTCATTCCCAGGAATAACAGGATGTGCTAATGTTGGTTCGCCAAATATAGTTGCTAATTTAACTTGTTCTTCATAAGACAACAAAGTATTTTTTATAATTATTACTAAATAATCATCTAATAATTGTTGTAAAATAACCTTATGTTCCTCACTATTAATATTAAAATTGTATATTTCTATTCCAAAATATCCAACTTTTTTTTTAATTATTAAATCGTTATTCATATTATTCTTTATATATATATAATTTAAATTATTGTCCGTAAAATATAATAATATTTTTTCATATAAAATTGGCATTTTAAATGAAAAAATATGTAAATGATAAAAGGTCTAAATAAGAAAAGGTATAAAATAAATTATCTAATTATTCTAAATTTCATAATTGGTTTCAATGAATTTATCATATGAAATATAAGTTTCTAATTTTAGATATAAATATTTTTCAAAATATTTTTTACTTGCAATAAATTTATATGAATGTATTTTACAAAATTTACAATAATAATTATAACAATCGTCAAAAGAAATTAATTGAGGTATATCTACCATATTTTGCAATTGTTGTTTAATATATATAAATGAATTTTTAATATCAGTTATTTTGTCCCATAAAATACAAGAAATATTAATAACATATTTATTTTCAATAATTTCTGTATTTGGAAAAAAATGTGTTAATATTTTAATTACATTTTCTTCACTAATATTTCCATTTGTCATTAAATTTTCATTTGATTGTTTTATCCATAATTTAAATAAAGAACAAAGTTCATCAATTTCAATTTCATTATTATCAGAAACGAAAATAGTATTTTCCCAAAATTTTATAAAGTCACTTTGTATAGGTAAATATTTACTTGTAATATTTATAAATGAATCTGTATTATTATCATAAGTAAATTTTAATTTAAAAATATTTTTTAAAGTATTAGAATATATCATATTTGGAAGATTACTATTATGTAAAAATTGTTTCCAAATAAAATGTAAATTTTTCCATTCAAGTTTGATTTCATTTGCAACTTTAATATAATTTAAACAAAACATGTTTACAATTTCTTCTTGTTTTATATTTTTTAAATAATATGCATATGATGTTAATTCTTCATCACATTTATATTCAATAAATTTATCTGAATTTTCATATCTTTTTGAATAATGTGTCGCAACACATAATAAATTAAGACCCATTTGTTTTAAAATTACTTTCCATATATCATTTGAAAAACTATCATTCATTTTAATTAATCTACAATTTTCATAAGAATGATTTTCATGATATTTTGTCATAAAATTATGTGTAGTGTTACTATTAGAAATAGAAGAATATGCAATGTTGTCTAAGTCATATAACATTTTTTTCATAGTTTGATTTACCAAAAATATAAGATGTGTATTTTTTTTTAAAATATTATCTCCTATAATAGTTAAAAAATATTTCGCATAATTTTTTGAAGAAAAAATAGATGGATATAACACATTAAGTACATTTTGAATAGTATTTGTTTCAGGTATAGAATTAAATAAATTTCTCTCTTTGATTTGTTTTATAATATTAATTTTAGTTTTATGTTTCCATTTTAACAAGGTTCTATCCTTAGAAATACTTGACAATAATTTATGAATAATATCATCTTCTTTTATTATATAGTAATTATTATTAATATATTCATAAAAAAATCCATTATTTGATAAATAAAAGTATTTATTTTTACTTAAAAATATTTGAATAAATATTTGTTGTTCATTAGTTAAAAAATTATTACGATTGATTCTATCTTCATAATTTTTGTATTCATGTTCTAATGTATTTGGTAAATAATTAACTATATGTGTGTGTATTCTTTGCATCATATAATCATTATTTTTATATTTTTCAAATAAATTGTGTAATGAATTAATACTTTTATTATGTAATTCACAAATATTATTATCTGACATATTAAATTATATGTAAATTAGTATTTAAATAGCTTATATCAATTTATTTTAATAAAAATAAACAATAAATTAAATGATACAAAATATATTTACAAAATATTTATTTAAAGATTTAAATAAAAAGTATTATAATGTCTAATTTAGTAAATGATACAAATATAACAACTGATAGTAATGTTTTAACAATAAAAACAGTACAAATTGCACCGTTTAGAACATTAATGACTGCATTAAAGGATATACTTTTGGAAACAAATATTACATTTGACACTGATGGTATTAAAATAATAAATATGGATAAATCACATACTATATTAGTCCATTTATTTTTGGCTTCAAAAAATTTTGAATTCTATGAATGCAAAAAAGAAAAAATAATAATTGGTGTAAATATGTTTCATTTATTTAAATTAATTAATTCTATAGATAATGATGATACTTTAACAATTTACATTGAAAATTCTGATTATGCGGATGGGATTGTTTCTAATTTAGCTTTAAAATTTGAAAATGGAGATATTAAACAATGTAAAACACAAAAATTACGATTAATTGAACCTGAACCTGAAGAACTTCAATATCCTGATGTAAAATTTTCATCTATAATTAATTTACCATCTGCAGATTTTCAAAAAATAATTCGTGATTTATCATGCATATCTGATAAACTAGAAATTAAATCTGTTGGAAATGAACTTATATTTAAATGTTCAGGACAATTTGCTTCAGCTGAAATACATCGTGCCGAATCAGACGGAAGTATGGGATTTATTTTAAAACAAGATTCATCTAAAATTATTCAAGGTGAATTCTCTTTAAAAAATCTTGGATATTTTATTAAATGTACAAATTTATGTTCACAAATTGAAGTTTATCTTGAAAATGATTTACCTCTTGTAGTTAAATATAATGTGGCAAGTCTTGGAGAAATAAAACTATGCTTAGCTGTTTTACCATCAACATAAAGATTATTTATTATATAAAATTATTTATTATATAAAATTATTTATTATAATAAATTAGTATTTATTATTATATTGTATAATAATAAATAATATGGCATTTACAAGATTTAAATATGACTCTTGCAGAACAAAAAAAGAATTACAGCAGTCAACTGATCCAGGAAGATGGATTATGAATGTACCTGGTAATGGTGCAGATCCTTGTTATATAGAAGATCCACAAATTATTATTCAAAAATGGGGAGCTAATTTAAGAACAAATGCAATTAATATTGAAAGTGACCTTTTAGGTGTAAATAAAAATCTTAATAGAGATTGTTTAGGAAAAAATACTGTAGTTAATAGTGAGGCTATTAAGTATCCTTCTTGTAAAAATTTATATACTGAACAATCTAGGGCTATTGCACCTGCGTGGATGGTTCGTGATGCAGAACAAAATAATTTTGATTACCCACTTTTAAATCCTCAAGAAAATGTATGTTATCCTTTTCAAAATAATCTTAGTACAAGAATATTAGAAAAAGATTATTATACTCCAAAGAGAGATTGTGTTATGAATGAATTAAACAATAATTTACCTTCAAGTTTTAATTTAATAAGAGGATCATATGTAGGTGGTCCAAATTTATGTGTTAATACTAATTCTTGTGCAAATATTAAATAAATATTATATTTAATAAATTAAAAATATAATACTTTATATATAAATATGGAATTAGCTATACCATTAATAGCATTAGGCGGAATGTATATAGTATCAAATCAATCTTCTAAAAAATGTGATAATAATAACAATAAAGAAAATTATACAAATATGGGAAGAAAAATTAATGAATTACCAAATACTAATATTCCTCCACAAAATTATCCTGTACCAAATATTAATCAATTAGTAGATACAGTTCAAGAATATCCAAATCCAAATGTTGCAACTGATAAATATTTTGATCAAAACTTATATCAACAAAAAGTAGAAAATAATGTCAAGGTTGGACAAAATCCACAACAAATATATTCATTAACTGGTAATTATTTAGATTCTGAACAATTTAAACATGCTAACATGGTCCCATTTATTGGAAGTAAAATAAAAGGATATGAATATAATACAAATATAGGTGAAACTATTTTAGATAATATGGTTGGATCAGGGTCACAAGTAATTAAAAAAATAGAACAAGCTCCATTATTTAAACCTCAAGAAAATATGAGCTGGACATATGGTACACCAAATAATACAGATTTTTATTTATCAAGAGAAAACCCCGCAATGAGAGCAAATAATGTTAAACCATTTGATACTATAAATGTAGGTCCTGGATTAAATCAAGGTTATTCAACAACTGGTACAGGTGGTTATAATTCGGGTATGGAAGCCCGTGATAAATGGTTACCTTATACAGTCGATCAATTAAGAGTAGTAACTAATCCAAAATTAGAATATGAGTTAATTAATCATGAAGGACCTGCAGATTCACATATTAAAAATCTTGGAATACAAGGTCGTGTTGAAAAGCAACGCCCAGATACATTTTTTATTAATACACAAGATAGATGGTTAACTACAACAGGTGCAGAAAAAGCAGAAACATTAAGACCAATTCAAGAAATGGGAGTAATTAAAAGAAATGATGTTGTAAATGATTATACTGGTCCAGCTGGTTCTGTTATTAGAAAATCAATATATACACCTAAAAATTTTGAAAAAAGTAAACGAAATAATTTACCTGCTAATGATGTAAATCATTCAACAGCTGTTGGTAAAGGTCCAAGTTCAGGAGGTGATAATTTTATTCGTAGTCATACAAATTATGAAAATCATAGAACTACTATAAAACAACCTGATACTTTAAGAAGTGGTTACAGTGGTGCAATTGGTGCAGTTATTGCACCTATAATGGATATATTACGACCATCAAGAAAAGAAGAAACAGTATGCAATTTGCGCGTATATGGAGAAGCAGGAACAGGCGTGCCAAATAGTTATGTCATAAATCCTTATGATTCAACACCAACAACAATAAAAGAAACTACTTTATATTCACCAAATTTTAATGTTAATAATCAAAAAGAAGGAATATATGTTAATAATTACACTCCTACAGAATTAACTCAGAGAGATACTACAAGTATAAATTATATTGGATCTGCAGGAGGTGCAAATACACAACAAGGTAATATGATATATGATGCAAATTATAGACAACATAATAATGACATAAAATCATCTACAATTGGAAATAGATCAAATCAAGGTGGAACACAAATATTTAATCAACAAATGAATATTTCTATGAATAAATCTGATACAAATACTAATGATGGAAGAGTAAATCCACCAAATTCAAGAATCAGTTCTTTACCACCTTCTGTAAATACTTATGGCGCTGTTAGCGCACCACAATATTATAATGAAAGTGCAGGTTGTGACAGAATACAGCCTGATTTATTAACGGCTTTTAAAAATAATCCATATACTCATTCTTTATCATCAGCAGTATAATTTTGTAAAAATATAAATAAAAATACTTAAATATATGTAAGTATAATAGATATAATTTATAATAATGAATAAAATATATCCAACAAACTTTAAATCGTTTCTTAAATGGGTATTTACAAATAAAACTAGAGAGAAAATATATAAAGATCTAGGAATGCCTCAACCATTTGATGTAACTTTGCGAGATGGATTACAATCATTAAGTAAATGTCATCAAAAGTGTTATTCTTTAGATAAAAAAAAAGAAATGTATAATAAAATTTATTCTACTTATTATCCTGCAAATATAGAAATAGGATCAATTGTATCTAGTAATGTATTACCTGTTTTTTCAGATACAATTGATTTATTTAATGAAGTTAATGATTATAATATAAAAAATTATATATTAATTCCAAATAAAAAAAAATTATTAGAAGTATTAAATATTCCTAATTTAATAAATTTTTCTTTTATAACATCGGCATCAAATAGCTTTCAATTAAAAAATACAAAACTGTCATTAAATGATAGTTATAAAGAATTAATATCTATGATTGAAGTTTTAGAAAATAATAAAATAAACACAAATATTAAATTATATATTTCTTGTATTAATGAATGTCCAATTGAAGGAAAACTTGATAATGATATTATTGTTAATGAAATACTAAAATTAAATAAATTAAATATTAATAATATTTGTTTATCAGATACATGTGGTACATTACATGTAGATGACTTTGAATATATTGTTGATACATGTAATTATTTTGGCATACCTTTTTCTAAATTTTCATTACATTTACATGTTAATCCAAATAAAATAGATGAAACTAAATATATAATGTATAGAGCATTTGATAGAAAAATAAATTCATTCGATGTATCGCTTTTAGATACAGGCGGTTGTTCTGTTACTATTAATAAAAAAAATATATTACCTAATTTATCATATGATTTATTTTATAAATTTATAGTAGATTATATTGAATTAAAATCATAATTTATATAATTATAAATATATTTTGTTATTTTTACTTTTTGTTATTTTTACTTTTTGGTATTTTTGGACTATTCTGATTATTATAATTATTTTTTATTTTTATGTAAATAAAATATAATTAGGTTATTTTAAAATATAAAAATACTTTTTAAAATATAGTAATGTCATTAGATATCCATAATTCTATTAAAGAAAAATTAAATTACTTTAAATTCATAAATAAAATACCAAATATTATTTTTCATGGACCATCAGGAAGTGGTAAAAGAACCATAGTAAATGAATTTATAAATAAAATATATGACAATGATCGTACTCAAATTAAATCATTAGTTATGTATGTTAATTGTTCGCATGGAAAAGGAATTAAATTTATTAGAGAAGAACTTAAATTTTTTTCAAAAACACATATAAATTCAAATGGAGGAAATATTTTTAAAAGTATTGTTCTTATGAATGCTGATAAATTAACAACGGATGCACAATCTGCATTACGAAGATGTATTGAGTTATTTAGTCATAATACACGATTTTTTATAATTGCCGAAGATAAATATAATTTAATGAAACCTATATTATCTAGATTTTGTGAAATATATATACCAGAACCAATTATTGACGGTAAAGTGACTAATTTATATAAGTATAATTTGAATAAGATATTTAATATGAAAGATATACAAAATAAAAGATTAGAATTTATAAAAAAAGAAATATTAAAATTTATAAAAAATTATAAAAATATTGAAGATTTAATGTTATTTTGTGTAAAATTATATGAAAAAGGTTATAGTGGGTTAGATATATTATCTTTATTAGAAAATAATAAATTTCTTGAAAATGAAATTTCTGTTCAAAGACGATATGAATTATTACTTGCTTTTAATAAAATAAAAAAAGAGTTTAGAAATGAAAAACTATTAATTTTATTTATTTTAAATTTTATTTTTTTAAGTTCAGAGTTATCTTTAGAAAATATTAGTTTTATGTAAATGGATGATTTTTCAATATCAACTTTGTACGAATCCAAAAATGAATGGGGTGCAAGATTAATTACTATTTTAACACCTTTAATTATAGATGGTTATAAGTCTATATTTGATGAAGCTATTAAATTATGCCGTGAGAATAATGAAATGGATAAATATCTAATGACATTTCAAAATTTTATTTCTCGTGTTCCAAAATGGAATCCTACTATTATTGAAAATGAAAAAAAACGAATATGTGAAAAGTCGGGTTGTTCTTATTTGGAAGATTTAGTTACATGTGTACATATTATTCAATTAAAAATATTAACTGCTATGAGAGTTGGACAAAAACAAAAAAAAATAGATATAAATATTCCAAAGCTAGAAGACTTTATTCATAAAGTATACATTAATGTTGCTAGAAAAATATATAAAAATGTATATTTATTTGAAATACATGCAAATATATCACCATTGCAAATTCAAAAACATAATAGAGAACTTGAAATAATTATTCAAGAATGTATATTAAATACATTGAGAGAAAATATTCCTGTAGAGGCAATATTAAAGGCTTATATGGATGAAACCGTTGAAGAGGATGTTGTTGAAGAAATAAAAGAACAAATTATAGAAGAACCAATATTAAATAATCAAATACCAATACAATCACCAGTCCAATCTTCAGTCCAATCTCCTAATATTAATAAACCATCTGAACCTATATATCCTAATACGAGTTCAAAATTAAGCTTTGATGATATTGATTATATAAAAGATAATAATAATAATATTTCAACAATTTCAGCACCAAAAACAATAGAAAGATTAGACGAAATTAATGAATATAGATCACAGCAACGAAAAATAGAAAATGATGATGATGATGATAATACAAAATTAAATATTTTTAATGAAGAAATTAAATTAGATAATTTAGATATTCATGTAATAGATAATGATAAAGAATACAATTTTCCTGATTTATTAACTGAAGATGATTTTGAAACTTTAGAATAATTGCGTAAAATAATAAATAAGAATATCAATTTATTATTTTATATGGATAATATTTTTATAATATCTGGAATGATATCAGTAATATTTTTAATATCAAAGTTTATTGAAATGAGATTTATTGATAAAGAAACTAAACCATTGAAATTATTAATTAGAGATACACTTTTAGTATATTTTAGCGTAGTTTCAGGTTATTTTATTTTAGAACAAATACATCCAATAATTAAAAATTCAAGCGAAAAAATACCTGTATTTACAGGTAATCCTGAATTTTAATTTGTTTTAAGTTTTTACGAATCTCATAGGTCTTTTATCTTCATATATATGAAAATCACCTATTTTTGTTAAATGCATAAATCGTGAATTATCTCTTAAAATATGTTCAGGTTTAGTTATTAATTCTTCTATTTTTGCACATACATCTTTTACATTATTAATTTTATGAGGTAATCCCGATTTTGTTACTTGTTTGGTTCCATGAGTACCAGTAAATTTTATTATATTTAATAAAGTATTAATATCAGGCTGGACATTTGAATGATTTAATATTTCGTCTTGCACTAATTTAATTAACCTTAAATCTGCACTTTGATTTTTTACTTGAGAACTTATATACTGAAAACTTCCTGGGGGTATTTCAAGACCTAATATTGTCAAACCCACATCTTCACCACAATTAGGATCACAATTTTTAATTTTACATATAGTATCATATGTTTTTTTTGAATTATTATTTGTATCTTCATAATAATAACTACGTCCGTAATCTATTATTTTTGCAATATATTTTGAATTAAATTTAACTGTTAGTCCTGATTTTAAATGATAATTATAAGTTATATAAGAATTTTTTATTGGTTCATATAATAATACATTATCCATATGTAAATCATAATGTGTAAATTCAGTTGATAATGTTGATAAAGGCATATATATTTGATATAATATATGTAATAATTCAAAATTAAGCAGATAATATTGTTTCATTACATCCGTTTCTCTCTTTGCATTTGTTAAAAAATCCTCTACTGAATCTGCATTTTTAATATGCTGTATTAAAATTGATATATATTTAGAATATACACATCCATGGGAATAATTTATTGTTTTATTTACGGGATGAAAACTATTTTTTAATACTTCAGGTGTAATAGTATTTACATCTTTACAATGTTTCCAAGAAGCATTATCTAAATAAAAGTATGAACCATAAGTTTCTAAAAAACATGGAAATATTTTATTTTGTTTATTTATAAATTTGCCAACTTCATATTCATATAATAAATTATCTGATTTTTCATTTGTGGATGATTTTAATACAGCATATGCATCATATCCTTCTCTACTATATTTAATTTCTTTTACAAACCCGTTGGAAGATACAGCACCAATTTTTTTAATAGGGGATACAGCATATTCGAACCCTGTAAATCCATTAAAAAACTGATTTATTTTATTTATTTCAGTACCAAATGCTAAACATACTCCTGAATCAGAACAAATCGATTTTAAAAAAAAAGCCTTTCTTTTATTTTCAGTATTTAACATAAATTTACCTATTTTTTTTGAAGCTAATGATTGTTTTTGTTTATCTTGTTGTATTTTTTCCTGTTGTTGTTTTTGCCTATGTTTTTTAGTTATGTTCACTATAAAGTTACCTATTTTTTTTGAAGCTAATGATTGTTTTTGTTTATCTTGTTGTATTTTTTCCTGTTGTTGTTTTTGCCTATGTTTTTTAGTTATATTTAATATAAAATTGCCTATTTTTTGGGATGCTTCTTTTGGTTTAATCTTAATTTTTTTTTTAATCATATTACATTTATTATCTAATGTATATAGTTTTGATATTCTACAATATTTTCTGCTACCTTTTGTAAATTGACATATTCTTGATTTTTCTTTACAACTATCTTCTGGTATTTTTCTACATTTTGAAAAACACTTTTTTGTTTTCATATATAATATAAAAATAAAAAATATTATCTTCCCGTCCATACTTTTATTATACCTTTTGGTATTTTTCTTTTATTAATATCTTCTTCATATTGATTATATGTATATCCCCATGTTTGATAATTAAAAATATTTCCAAATAATGATTTTCCTTTTTGCAATTTATGACATTCTGTAAAAAATAAACAGCCTAATATTCTTTCTAAACCACATCTATCTTTTCTACATGAAACGGCATGTACTAAATTACTAATATTATATTTGTTATTTAAATAAACCAAAAAGGAATGATGTATATAAGATTGAACACCAAAACATCCATACCATTTAGAATTTGGCATTAAAACAATTTCATTATTTAAAGATATTTTTTTATGAATTTCATGCGAGTTTTTTAAATTATTAACTATTCTATGTGTATTATCAACATTTTCAGTATCTGCATTAAAATGCCATAAAGGAATTGCATTAATTCCATTAAGTTTTTCAAAAGGAACTCTTTTATGAAAAAATACGCTATCATGAATAATAATTGCATTATTAAAAAACTTATTTTTTAAATAATAGTAATATGGCAATAATTCTCCGCGTCCTTTAAATTCTGATTGAATTATTTCTACATTTTTATAATTAAATTCAGCTTTAACAAAATCATAATTACTATTATCATCTATTATAACAATTTTTTTATAAGGATATAATCTTCTTAAACATTTTATAGAATTATTCCAATATTTATTTGTAAGTTCAGAATTTACATGGCGTATTATAATAAATCCATAATCATGCATTAATTATAATATATTATTATTTTATTTTTTTGATAAAATAAAATTAAAAAATAGGTATATTATCTATATTAATAATATCACCTGGAATATGTTCTTTTGTATAAAGATATTGTTTAAATTGAGATCTTTCTAGTTGTGCTTGTGGTGTATGATTATGAACACACCTTGCAATCATTTTATATAATTTAAAATCGGGATACCTATCAGTATTATTATTTTTATAAAGTATATTTACACCTTTATCATCTAAACACCATTCTACAATTAATTTCTGTAATGGATTACAATTTTTAACTTGACTCATATCATCTATTACATAATCAAATATAGAGCAAGCTAAACGACAAATATCAAAACTATAATTAGGTTCTAATCTTGGTTTTTTTTCATTAAAATATGGTTCTGTATTATATTGTGTAGCAGCATCTTCGCCATTTTTAAAACTATCGCTACAAAATAACTTTTTATTAAATTTATAAATACTTCTTCCAAAATCTATTATTTTAAATATTCTTCCAAAAGTTGGTACTTTATAGTATTTTTTATTATAACAATAATAAATATATTTTTTATTTGTATCATTATACATTACATTATTCGTATGAAGATCATTATGTGTAAATGAAAATGCTTTTTGATATGTAATTAATATCATAATTATTTGCATAAAAGCAGAATACCATTCTTCATCTTTTAAATTATTTGATATAATAAGATCATCAAATGTGTTATCACATTTTTCCATACAAATAATTTCTATAGGAAACTGAGGAATTGTAACATATATTTCTTCTTCATCACTTTCATAACTTTCATAACTTCCATCACTTTCATCATTATTTGATTCTTCCGCATCGCTTTCATTACTATTTTCATCACTTTTATTATTATTATCATCGTTATTTAATTCTTCATCACTATCATCAGAATTTGTATATGAGGATCTTGAAGAACACGAAGAATTACTTTTTAATGAAACATTATTGTCTTTAATACAATTTATAATATCGTTACTATTTGTAATATCAATAAGTTCATTAGTAAATGTAGTTGCGCCTGTATTTGAATTATTATCTTTTTCAAAAATATCTTCAAATAAAGATTCTATATCATCGATAGATTTTATAGATAAATTAGATTTTGATGTAGAAGTATAATCTATTTTTATAGGTGCTAGGTTGTTTGTTTCTTTTATAAATAAATGATCATAATTGTCGATTTTAAATAACACATCTTTATTTATATTAAAAAAATTAGATTGATTTAAATACTCTAAATCATCAAATACATTAATAGTAAAATTATTTTGTATTGCCAAAAAAGACCCATAATATTCAACACCATGATGAAAATTATATTTATTTATTAAACTACTACTTAAATATGAAAAAAATCCATCTACATATGCTGAATTATTAGTATCATTTATTTTTAAACTGTCATTATCTTCAATTGTAGGTAATTTAAATAAATTATTGTCATTAATATTATACTTACCAACAAGATATTTATATGGATCTAATAAAGGCGCTATTTTAAAAAATATATTTTTTGAAAGAATATTCTGAGTATTTATATTTTTTATATTACAATTATAACAATTTTTATTTTGTATTTTATTATTATTGTTTTTTATTTTATCAATATTATTTATTTTTAAAATAAACCATTCGTTATTAAGATTAATATTATTATAATTAGTTTTGTTTAGTGAAAAAAATTTTTTATAAATTGGTATATAATTTTGAATTTTTGATAAATTAAAATTGTCTTTATTTTCAAAATTTTTAAAAAGTTCATTATTAGATCGTTTTTGATAATTTATATTAATCATTAATAGCTAATTAAAATATAAATTATATTTATTTTTAACTTATAATATTGTCTAAATATTTATTGCGTAAATTTATATATATAAAAATATAAAATACATAATAATGACACTAGAATTAAAAAAATTTGATATGAAAACAATTAGTTTTAAAGCAAATGAAAATAAAGGTCCTGTAATTGTATTAATTGGAAAACGAGACACAGGTAAATCTTTTTTAGTTAGAGATCTCCTTTATTATCAACAAGAAATACCAATTGGCACCGTCGTAGCAGGCACTGAAGAAGGTAATGGGTTTTACGGTAAAATGGTACCAAAATTATTTGTTCATAATGAATATAATACTGCAATTATAGAAAATATTCTTAAAAGACAACGAACAGTTTTAAAACAAATTAAAAAAGAAGTAGAAACATATAAGCGAAGTACTATTGACCCACGTGCATTTGTTATTTTAGATGATTGTTTATATGACAGTACATGGACTCGTGACAAGATGATGCGTCTCCTATTTATGAACGGGAGACACTGGAAGGTAATGTTAGTCATCACAATGCAATATCCACTTGGCATTCCTCCGACACTGAGAACCAATATAGATTTTGTTTTTATTTTGAGAGAAAATTACATTGCAAATAGAAAAAGAATATATGAAAATTATGCTGGTATGTTCCCAACATTTGAGAGCTTTTGTCAAGTAATGGATCAATGTACTGAAAATTATGAGTGCTTAGTGATAAATAATAACTCAAAATCAAATAAATTACAAGATCAAGTGTTTTGGTACAAGGCAGACTCACATAATGAGTTTAAATTAGGTTCAAAAGAATTTTGGGAATTGTCAAAAGGAATAAATTCTGATGATGAAGATGAAAAATATGACCCAAATTCAGTTAAAAAACGCGGTTCTGGTCAAAAAATAAGCGTAAAAAAGGCAAATAAGTGGTGAATATATAATATTTATATAAATAATTTAAAAACATGATGTATATTTAGTATATACACCATGGAAATTGTAAAAGCATTTAATGAAAACAATATGCACATTAATATTAATATTAAAGGAACATATGATAACCCATTATTTAAGGCAAGTGATATAGGAGAAATTTTAGAAATATCTAATGTAAGACAAAGTATAGTTAACTTTGATGATACTGAAAAAGTTGCTGTCAGTACTACTGACACCATCGGTAGAGATCAATCAGTAACTTATTTAACTGAAATAGGGTTATATCAGCTTTTATTTATTTCAAGAAAACCCATAGCTAAAATTTTTAAAAAATGGGTATGTGAAATTATTAAAGAAATACGTATTCAAGGATCATATCATTTGGAACAACAATTAAAAGAAAAAGATGAACAATTAAAAGAAAAAAATGAAGAATTAAAAGAAAATAAAAAGTTAATAGAAGATTTAGAACTGTTAAAACAACATGATGACACTCCTACTATTTATATTTATAATATTGACACAAGAAAGCAACCTCCTGACTTAAAAATTGGATATACAATGAATGTATATAAAAGAATTAAACCATATAAACAAATTTGTAAATTTGGTAAAATTGAATTTAAATCAATTATTCATAGTTCAAATATTAGAACTGTAGAAAATTATATTCACTTTTTATTAGAAAAATATAATGTTAAAGATGAAATTTTTAATGTTAATATTGAAGAAGCTATTATTGTAGTAAATAATGTAATTAATATGATTAATACTATGAAAATTACTAATGAATCAGAAAGAAATTTAAAATTAAAACAAATATTTGATTCAGAAACAATTATACTAAATAATCAACAAAATAATAAAGTTTCAACAAACACAATCTCAACCCAAACTGATTTTAATGAAGATGAACCATTATCAACGCCTATAATATTTAATGATAATAAATTAAATGAAAAATTTAACGAATTTATTGATACATTTTGTATAATAAGACACGATGTTGAAATTAATTCTAAAGACATTATAGGGCAATATAGATTATGGAGTAAAAATACAAAAAAAGAGGTGACAATCGCTCTTAAAAATTATTTAGATACAAGATTTAAATATTGTAGACTTAAAGTTCAAGATAAAAATCAAGTTGTTAATGGTTATAAAGGTGTTACACTTAAAGAATTTAATTATAAAAAATCAATTATATCTTCAGATGTCGAAACATTTATATTTGAAAAATGTGTTTTTATACCAGGAGATACAATATTAAAATCTACATTAGCATCTGAATATATTGAATGGAAACAAAATGTATCAAAACCTATTACAAATCTAGAAATTGATGAAATTTTAAATTATTTAAAACATTGTGAACACGTACTATATTCTACTGTATGGACTTCTACAGGAAGTGGACAAGGATATTATGGCATAAATTTAAAAAATAATGTAAAAGAATATAAGAAACCGTCAACTACTTCTAAAACAGTTGAGAAGAGAGAAATAAATACACAACAATTATTAGGAACATGGGATACAATATCAAAAGCAGCAGAATCAGAAGGTATATCAAATGCAAAAATGAGTAGAAGCGTTAAAAACAATATTGTTTATAATAATGATTATTATTATTGTGTAAAAATATAAATATCTTAAGAAAATAATTATATAAAATTTATATTTATTTAATTATTAAATTCATTATTTTTACAACTTTTCTCATTTACACCCATTATATATTAGAAAGGGTGAATAAAAAGTGTAAAGACTAATACTATAATAAGTTTTATAAAAATTATAAATAGCATTTATTATTGATTCGCTTTACAATTTTGCAAAGCAACCTTATAAACTTTTTCTAAAAATAGACTAACCAAATATGCAGATGTGTAATATTATTCCTCTTTTTTAGTAGCAAAAGGTCCACTAACCAGTTGACTTTGTCCATAATCAGTTTTACCTATTACAACATTTTCTCCATCAAATAATTCTTTACAAATATCTGCAGATGAAATACTTTCTTTTTCATTTAATGCATTTTCTTGTGTATTTAAATTATTAACACCAACTAAATTACCATTTTTATCGATTGTTTGAGTTAATGTATTTCCAGATTTTTCTGCAGCCTTAATATTTTCTTTAATTGCTTTTTGTTTAGTTTCTTTAACTCTTTGTTCAAATGTATTTTTAGCATTTGATTCATTTTTTTGTTTCTCATGCATTAATTGATTCAATTCTTCTTCCATATATTCAACCCGTCCTGTTTTATAAGCTTCAGGATCCCATGGCATCCACACACCAACAGGTCCAACATAAACATCATGATATGGATCTAATTCTCTAAGCATTTTACATCTTATTTCAGCCTCTTCTAATGTAGGATATGCGCCTCTTATTTTTAATCCACGAGTACAAGTTTGAAAATTATTTGAACTGATAAATGATTTTTCTAATTCTTCTTCATGTTTATCAATAAAATTTTTATAAGAGTCTTCTACAGTTGATTTAGATAAATTTTCAGTTTCATCTTTAACAAAATCTTTAAAATCATTAGATAGATCATCAAATGATAAATTATACTTATATGATACAAAATTAAGAAATTGAACAAACTTTTCCATAGATTTATCAAAATCCCATCTCTTTAGAAATTGTTCAAAAAAATATAATTCTTTTTGTTTTAAAATTTTTTCAGGAGAAACAAAAGATACACATACATATTTTTGTCCAGAAATAGATTTGTCTTCTTCCAATAAATCAACATATTTAGGATTTTTCTTGCCCTTATTTATTTTTTTTTCAGTATGAGTCATTATTATTTATTTAAACTAATTTATTTTAAGTTTTTTTCTCACATATATATATTTTTTTTCTTATTAATTAATATAATGAATAATTTAATTAATGTTAGTGAACTTATTAAAAGAGCCATTAAATATCTTGTTGAAGGTTTAATGGTTGCAATTGCTGCATATGCTATACCTAAGCGTTCTTTAAATATGGAAGAAATTATTTTTATTGCATTAACTGCTGCTGCTACATTTAGTATTCTTGACACATATATTCCATCAATGGGATCTAGTGCACGTACTGGTGCTGGCGCAGGAATCGGATTTAATTTAGTTGGATTTCCAGGTGGTCTATAAAAAATAAAAAACTGTGGGATTACTCTATCCTCTTATGAGGAATCGATTTTTACAACACTTAACGGAAACCCTTATTTTTTTATATTTTTAAAAATAATAATATAAAATAAACATAATATATTTACAAAATATAATATACTAAATCACTACACTATAACATATCTCCATCATAAGTAATACTATATATACTCGTATCTAAATTTGGATTTAATTCACAATTTTCATCTGTCCATATATATTCAAACATTGATCTCATCCAATAATGATTATTTAACCCCTTTGCTATTTTATTGTCGTATAGTTTTTCATTAATAATTAATAATAGAGGTTCTCTCGATAAATAACTATTAACATATTGTGAACAGAACTTTTTATAATCATCATGTAAATCAATACACATTTGTTTAATTTGTTTTTGTGCAATAAAACGAAGTTTTGATCTATTTCTACTGGTAAAATGAAATTCTAATACATTTATAGTTTCTCCATCTAGTTGAAATGTATATAACAAAATATTAAATCTACAGTCACCTGAATTTTTCTGTATTTCAAAATCTTCAACATGATTTGTTATTAGAGTAGCCGGTGGTTGATCAAGATTTTGGATATTTTGATACATTTCTTGATAAAAATTGTTAAGAGTAGGATTATACATTATTTCCCATACAGAATAGTTGCAAAATTTATTTTCTTCGTCATATTTTACTTCATTAAATTTTGTACACTCGCCTTTTTGATAGTATTGACTATTACATCTGCAAAATAAATTAATTATTATATCTATTTCTTCAAATGTCGAAATGGTAATATTGCTATAATAAGAGTTTATAAGTGATAAATAAAAATGGTCTTTAATTTCTTTAAGCGTATTCATGTTTCAAAACTTAGATGTAAATAATAATATATAATATTTACTTATAATTTATTATTTTAATTTCATTTTTTTTAATTATAATTAAATTATTAAAGTTAAAAAGATTTAAAAAAGTGTAAGCAGTGATCATGCTCTATTTCACATGATATTTTATTTACATATTCATTTGGATATGTGTATGAATTATTCATTAAACTATCCACTGTTTTTATAATATTATTACTATTTTTAATTTTATTAAAATATTCATTAGGCATATCATACTTTGTAAATTTTGAATCATATTCAATAACTTTTAATCCAGATGCTAACATTTCATATCCTAATCTTGATGGATTTGTGTTACTCATAATTATTCCAATTTTTGCAAAATTATACATTTCATTTAGTTCATAAATTGTTTTTGTACCTACATTTATAATATTTGCATGTTTTGTTTTGGTATAATTGCAAGGAAATACATAACAAATATATTTTTTACTTATTTTCTCTATTAGCTCTTCAACCAAATTAGGTAAACGCCCAACTTTATAAGTATAATATGCAATTATTACTGATTTATTTCTTTTATAATTCATATTTTTATATATATTTAAATTTACCCCTAATACAGATGGACTGCATTTAAATTTTTTATCTTTAAATACATTATAAAGATAATTACTTAAACAATAATATTTAAATTCTGATTTATATGTATTTTTTACCATTTGTTGTAAATTCGTATCATCGGGATAAAATAGTTCTTCTTCATCTTGTATAATATATGCAAGATTATTTGCTTTTTCACGATTTAACCATACTGCTTCAGAAATTTGCCATGCATTTGCAACAATTACATTATATTTTTTTTGTGCATTTAATCCTAAAAAAAAATTATGTTTTGAAATATCTAATAATTTAAAATTATTTATATATGAAACTAATTCATTAATATTTTGATTTACAACAGATAATCCGAATGGTGTAATATTCATATCATTCGTAGAATCACCAAAATATAAATCAACAAATATATTATTTTTTTCTAAAACACTTATATAATTTATTAAAGTTCTATATCCTCCTGATTGTGTCATATTTTCATTTGGAATTAATAAAAAAAATGCAATTGTAGAAATATTTGGATCTATATTTATAACCGATTGTATATTAAAAGTTCTGTGTAATTTATCTAGATGTATTTCATTTAATAAACGATTTATAATTATACCATTATCCGTAATTGAATATACATTACTTTTATATAAGTAACATAACAATCCAAACATATATTCCCATGCATGAGTTTTTTTAGGAATATTATTTATACTATATCCTTCTTCTAATATTTCAAATTCATAATTTAAATTTATATTTTTAAAAATATCAATAAACTCACGATTAGATACAAAACATGTACCAGCAATAAAAGACGATGGTACCCCAAGTTGTTTTATATAACATGGATTCGGTATTCTATGAAATTCATTTTTACCAAAATTTTTATAATGATTTATCAATTCTGTATCATTGTAATTGTTTAAATCTATTTCATAATTTTTGTAAAATTTAGAATTAAATATGAATGTATCTTTATCAAATTCTTTATTTATATCAAAAATATAATTATCAAAATATTTAATTAAATCTTCAATTAAAAACCCATTAGATACAAAATTTCGTTGAAATATATCAATTATATATTGCATATTAATTACTTTATTATTATAAGTTAAATCATAACTTCCTATAATGGTTGGTTTGTCTAGTACATCGTTAAATAAAATATTTTGTTTAAATGATATTGTATTATTTAATAAAGGACATAACATTTTCTCTCTCCAATCTTTATTAGTTTTTGTGTGAATAAAATAAAAGGTATCAATATATTTATAATATTTATAATTTAATATATTTTTAATAGAAATTAACTTACCACCTATATCCATTCCTTTATTTGGTATTATTGAAATAATTGAATTTGGTAATTTATTTTTAATTAAAGAAATATTATTTTGTTTATGAGTAGTAATGAAATAAATAATATCTGAACGATTAAAAAAGTTAATATGGTCGTTATGTATTTCTTCAAATATATCTATATTACCTATATGAAAAATAACTGCAACATTATATTTTAAATTAAACAATTGTTTATTAAAAATATTAAAATTATATATTTCATTATTATTTTTATCTAATTTAATTATTTCTAATTTATTATTTTTTATATTATCATTTATATTATTGTAATCAATTAAAAATGATATTTTACTGTCAATTTTATAATTAAGTATTTTAGAAAATGTAGACGAACTATTTCCTATAAACACATTATTACATAATAATCCTATTTGCATATTTATTGCAGAATTATAAATTATATCATTATACGATAAATTATCCTGTATACATGTTTTAATAAAGTATTTATAATTTTCATTTTTTAAATATTCTATAACCATATTATTAATATCATTTGTTAAAACAATAATTTGTATATCTTTTTTAAAATATATTTTTATTAAATTTATATATTTTTCTTCTAGTTGTTTCTTAAAATCTATTTCATTTATATCATTTAAAAGAGACCAATGTTTAATGATAATTGTATCTATACTTAAATGAAGTATATTAACTTCATTTTGTACATTAATATTATTATCAATTATAAAATGATTTGATTGATCTATAATATTGTCATTAAATTTAAAATATGTTAGTATATTTTTATATTTTAAATAATGTTGTGTATTATAATTATTATTATTATAAATATTTATACTTATATCGTGTGTTAATAAATTATTCTCTTCTTGTCCATATGTTTTAACATTTTTATTATTTTTTAATAATTTAATAATTAATTGTTTTTTAACTCCTGGTACAGGATCACTAAATAATTCATTTAAATTTGTATTTTTAGGGATAATTAGTTTATTATTGTTTACAAAATTACTATAAATTATTGAGGTAACATCAATATATTTATTATTAATACCATAATTTACTTGTTTTAATATTATATTATTATTATTATTATTATTATCTGTACAATAAGTAAATTCATTACATAATTCGTTTAAATGTTGTATATTAATAATACTATTAATGTTATTAATTGTATCTAAATAAGTATTTAATAAATATGATGATAAATCACATTCATTATATTTACAATTATTAAAATAATTAAAAATAGTATCAAATAAACCAAATAATATATCACTAAAATTATTATTATATATTTTTGACATGTTAATACAAATATATAATATTTTTATTTAATTATAACATATAGTATAAAAATTAATTGTTGTTGTATAAAAAATTATATGAATTTATTAATTTTGTAATAAACATTGAAGGTTCATTTTTATGTAAAATATAAAGATTAATCAATTCGGCAGGAGAATAATAATATTCTTTTATTTGTGTTAATAACTCTAAATTAATTGGTTCTTCATAAAAATGTTCATATATTTCTTTTATAATTGTGTGCGATGTTTTTTTCATTTCAAGTGTAATATCTATTCTTCCTGGTCTAATTAAAGCAGGGTCTAACTTATTATAATGGTTACTTGATATAATTAATATTCGTCCTGTATGTTCTTCAATGCCATCCCATAAATTTAAAATATCATCTAATGTAATCTTATCATCAGTTAGAGGAGACATACATGTAGATAATATTTTACTATCAGTATGTTTATCATGATTTATTATATTTTGTATAACCTCACCAACATTAGATTTTTCAGTAATATTTTTAAATAAATTAATATCATTATTTTTAGAACGGTCCAATACAATATCTCCTTGTGCATCAATATCTTCTATAACAATTATTTTTTCAAAAAAAGTAATACTTTGTTTCATATTTTGAGAATTATATGTATTTTCAACAAAAAAATTAAATAATTGTTGTCTAGTTTTTATAAGTTTTAAAGATAATACAATAATGTGACGATTTGTATATTTTGCTAATGCTTTAATAAATGATGTTTTTCCTGTACCTGGTTCGCCATGTAACCCAATACCTAATGTGTAAGAAATACCCATTTTAGAATACCAATCTTTATTATTAATAAAAAAGTCAATTTTATTTAATATATTTAATTTATTTTCAAAAAAAATATTGTTAAATGTTTTAGTATTATCTAATATACTTTCTCTCCAACAATCGTATTTACAATCCTCGTCGTGAACTGTTTTTATTAATGTATAAATAAATTTTTGTCTTTGTCTTAGTTGTTTTATATTTGTTATATATTTATTTGTTAACTCGTCGATATGCATTTTTATATCATTTAAGGAAGATTTGTATGAATATAATGTTATTTCTATTGTATTCATTTTTGTATTACTTTTTATTATTTTAGAAGATTCGGATGTGGTTTCTGTGCTTATGGTAGTTTTTGCATAAATTTGTAATTTTTCATTAAAAATAAACTCTTTAGACTGAGATACAATATAAATACTATTAGTATCATTATAATCATTTGAAAATATATCTTTTATTTCATATATAGATTTATTTGTATTTATACTATGTATTATTTCTTTCCAAATTGCTTTAAATTTATCTCCAAATACAGAAGATAATGTAGGAGATGAAAATGAATTACATGAAGAAAATGTTTTGCCTTCTAAAATAATAACATTTTTTTTATAAAATAAAAACTTAATTTTTTGTAAATTAATAAAAAATACATTATAATCAAAATCAATCATAATTTTAACAACATAAGATATACAAGTTAATATTATTGTTGACAATAATGTATCGATTACTGGATTATTTGTTTTAATTGTTGTAAAAATAGACATGCGAATACTGTCTTCAAATAATTTTTGTATCATAATATTACTATTAACACTATTAAAATTATATTTTTATATTATTTTGATATAATGATACTATTATAATATTGTAATATATAATTAAATTGTAGCTATAAATTCCCAATCTAATTCTTCACAAATATTTTTCCATATTGCATCTTGCTCAATTCTTTTTTCACGATCTTTTAACATTGGAAAGTGTTCTAAATATTGTGTTTCGCCCAATAATTCACATAGTTTATATGCAGTGTAATAATAATTTAAAAAATTAACACGGTCATCAGGACAAAATTTAGAATATGGAGATTGTAATTCAATAAATAAATTACAAAGAGTTTCTTCTAACTCAGGTGACATTACAGGTGGTTTTATACCTAATTTATTCTTAATAAAAGGTATATGTTCATAATATTTGTTATATCCTAATTTTTTTAATATGTCTTTTGTTTTATCATTTGTTATACTCGATAATTCTATTCTCTCTTTTTTAATTTGTAATTTAATATTTTCAATTACATCTGAAGGTATTTGTGTTGTCTCTTTTCCTTGAAATTGTGATAATATTTCTTTAAAATGATTAATTCTTTTATATGCATAAAAACATACTTCTTTAGGTGGTTCTTTATAAGATGGTTTTTCATTTTCTATTAAATATGGTATACTTCTTGCACACATATTACAAATTAATATACCTTCATCTTCTAATGGTATTAATTCTCCTTTGTAACATATTTTGCATACATCTGCGTGATATATAAATGAATTAATATCAAAATACGAATCATCAATATTACTTAAATATTTTTGTACAATATTGTTATTGTTATTATTAATTTGTTGAGAATTTGGTATAGATTGATTATCTACATTAATTTTAAAAAAATCATTTAATATTTTTGTTTTATTTGATGTATTAGGTGTTGTTCCTGATGTAGATATATTTTTTTTGTTTTCAAAATAATCAAAAATATATTTTGAATTATTTAAAAAATATGTCTTTTTTTTTAATTTTAGGTCTTTTAAATATATATTTATATCATTAATACGATCTTTAACATCTAATTGTTGTTCGATTGATATATTTTTTTGAAGTTTTTTTTGTAATTCTAATTTTTCAGCTTTTAATTTTGGAATATTAATATTTTCATCATTTGAAAATTCATTTAAAAAATCTTTATGTTTATTGTCTAGTGTAGTTAAATTTTTTTTATTATACTTTAATTTTTTATTAGTATTTGGTTTAAATATAGGCATTCTTTGTATTTAATTTACATATTTTTTTTAATTATTAATAACAATAAAATATATATTTATTATACTATCAATTTATTACACTTATCTAAAAAATAATATAAAAATTTTAGTATTTTTAAATATATTATTAAAATTTTAATATTAAAAATATAATATTTTATATATTAAAATATATTGAATATCTAGTTAAAAATTAATAATAGTTTTCTTTATTAAAAATAAAATGGATTCAAAGGATTCAAAAATAAATTTAGAATCTTTAAAAAATTTAGAAATAAAAAATTTAAAAATAGATTCTATTGTATTTCAAAAAATGTTATTATTATATAATTCAATTGAAGACGGCTGGTGTATTACAAAACAAAATGATTCATATGTATTTAAAAAGAAACACGAAAATAAAAAAGAAATATTAAACGAATCTTATTTATTACAATTTATGAATACTAATTTAGATATAAATAAAATAATTTCTTAAAAATGTTGTATTGTATACAATTAAATATTAAATAATTGGTAAAATTATTACAGGTACAATTAATAATAATACATAAATATAATATTACTTATTATGTAGGTAAATATATTGTGTATTTTTAACTATATGTATAATATATAGTTAAAAACAAAATAGGTTTTAATTAAATTTAATTAAATTAAAATATAATTTTTTTTTCTTTAGCAATAATATAAAATGGGAGGTGGATTAATGCAATTAGTCGCTTATGGCGCACAAGACGTATACCTTACTGGTAACCCACAAATTACTTTTTGGAAAGTGACTTACAGAAGATATACTAACTTCGCAATTGAATCGATTGAACAAACATTTAATGGACAAGCTGATTTTGGACGAAGAGTTCAATGTGTTATCAGTAGAAATGGAGATCTTGCTTACCGCACTTATCTTCAAGTCACACTTCCTGAAATTAATCAACTTATGGGTCTTGGAAACTATACTACTGGACAAAATACTGGTGTTTATGCTCGTTGGTTAGATTTCCCTGGTGAACAACTTATTGCTCAAGTTGAAGTTGAAATTGGTGGTCAAAGAATTGACAGACAATATGGTGATTGGATGCACATTTGGAATCAACTCACTATGACTGCTGAACAACAAAGAGGTTATTTTCAAATGATTGGTAATACTACTCAACTTACATTTATTACTGATCCTTCTTTTTCTGATGTTGAAAGTCCTTGCAGTTCTTTAGCTCCTCGTCAAGTGTGTGCTCCTCGTAATGCTCTTCCTGAAACTACTCTTTATGTTCCTCTCCAATTTTGGTTTTGCATGAATCCTGGATTGGCTTTACCTTTAATTGCCTTGAAAACTGTAGGGCAGAAAAGTACTCATCCTAAAATTAATATGGGAAATTTTAGGGAAAATATGTTTGAGGCCCATAATGATTTTATAAATCATACTCCTCAGGTGCTAGTTGCTTGCTGTTAAATCAGTAACCAGCGACATTTTCAAATTGCGGGAAGTTCTTAAAGATGTTAAAATAAAAAATATATAATAAAAAATTAAACGAATTAAACATAATAATATAACTAATAGTAGTATGGAAATAAAAAAAATATGTTATAAATGTAAATTAGAATTAGAAATAAATAATTTTGGTAAATTAAAATCAAGTAAAGATGGTTATAGATATGATTGTAAGTATTGTAGAAAAAAATATAATGATGATAACAAAGAAACAATTAAAATTAAACAACAAGAATATTATATTAATAATAAACAATATTTATTAAATCAACATAAAGAATACCGCAATAAAAATTATAGCGTAATATGTCAACAAAAAAAAGAATATAGAAATCGTTCTGAAATTAAAGAACACATTAAAAATAAAAATAAAGAATACTTGCCAATAAAAAAAGAAAAAATTAAACAATTAAGAAAGACAAATTTAAATTTTCAATTAAGCGAAATATTAAGAAGCAAAATCCATAAAAATATTCAAGGTAAAACTTCATCTTATCAAGATATAATTGGATGTGATGTTAACTTTTTAAAAAAATGGATTGAATTTCGGTTTGATGAAAATATGAATTGGACTAATTTAGGATTTTATTGGCAAATTGATCATATATTACCTATTAATTTATTTAACTTTAACAATGATAATGAAAAATATATTTGTTTCCACTGGACTAATTTACAGCCTTTAACCAAATACGATAACCAAAGTAAATCAAACAAAATAATACTCTATTACTACTTTAATAATATTATAAATGTGAACCGTTTTAATTTTAAATATAATAATTTTTTAGGGTACCAAACTTTAAATGAAAGTTTAAAGTGGCTGAGAATAAAACTCAGATATGGTAAAAATCCCACATATGATGGCAATAATATGCCTGAAATAGATAATCCGCAGCCAAGTTCCTAAGTTCGATATGATAAGAATAAGGAAAAGGTTCAACGACTAAACGGAAATGGGTTTGAAAAGTTTAATCAACTTTAATGATAACTTAAGATATAGTCTATTCCCTCTTGTTACACATAAATACACCGAAAGGTGGGGTAAATCGTGAAGTACAGTATCACGAAGTTAAAATTAATTTAGATATTCGTCCTATTGATGAATGTTTGTGGGCAGTTACAACTTTGAATTGCAATACCAATCCTTATTCAGGATCATCTGGACAATACAGTGTTGGACGCCCTGTCCCTGCTACAATTGCTTACAATCAATCTTTGGTTGCAGCTTCTTTGTATGTTGACTATGTTTTCTTGGATACTGATGAAAGACGCAGAATGGCACAAAATCCTCATGAATATTTAATTACTCAATTGCAATTCACTGGTGATGAATCTGTTGGTTCTTCTTCCAATAAAATTAAACTCAACTTTAACCATCCTGTTAAGGAATTAATTTGGGTTGTTCAGCCTGATCAAAATGTTGATTATTGCTCATCTTTAACTTGTGACGCTCTTTTGTTCAAAGTTCTTGGTGCTCAACCTTTCAACTACACTGATGCTATTGATGCGCTTCCTAACGCAGTTCATGCTTTTGGTGGACCTGCATCTGTTGCAGCTGATTCTCGTGCTTTCATTAACGCCCAAGGTCTTTTCCAAGATGCAGGTGCTATGGACTTTATTCCTCCTTCTGGATTCACTGGATATTGGCACGGACCCTCTAATCCTTACAATGAAGCCAACCTTGGAGGACCACAAAATGTGTTGAACACTACTGGTCTTTCTTCTGAAGTCATTGCAGCTCTTTCATCTGGAACAACTGCTGGACACAATGTTGGATCTGAAGTTTCTGATGCTGGAACATTTGTTCTTACTGAAACCTCTTTAGATATGCATTGTTGGGGTCTTAACCCTGTTGTCACTGCCAAACTTCAGTTGAATGGTCAAGATCGTTTCTCTGAGCGTGAAGGAACCTACTTCTCATTGGTTCAACCTTACCAAGCACATACTAGAAACCCTGATACTGGTATTAATGTGTACAGTTTTGCGTTGAGGCCTGAGGAACATCAACCATCTGGAACATGCAACTTTTCGCGTATTGATAACGCTACTCTTCAACTTGTTCTTTCGAATGCTACTGTTGAAGGAACCAAAACTGCCAAGGTGCGCGTTTATGCCACCAATTATAATGTTTTAAGAATTATGTCTGGCATTAAATTCACCTGTGCCAAACAGTTGGCTGCCATATTAGATATTTGCTTCCTAATATGGGTAAACAGTGTAAAGCAAATATACGATCAAATCGTATTATATAACCAGCTAGTCTTTGTTTGACTATTTAATCAAATGAAGGCAACATTTCTAAATTGCGGGAACATCCTAATAGCCTTTTCTACTACTTCATCATGTGAAAGCATTATGAATACCCAGGGTAATGACCTAGGGCATAGTAATAACGAAAAGGATTGGACAATCTGCAGCCAAACTTCTAAGTGCGTAAATGCAAGCATATGGAGGAGGTTCAGAGACTATAATGGAGTGGGTTTGAGAAAGCTAGCAACTTTCAGTGATAACTTAAGGGATAGTCCAATTTGCTAATGAAAATTAGTAAAAAATATTAACTCAGGGGTGGGTTAGCTTATTCAAATTAAAGAAACTGAAATATATCATTTCAATTAAAAATAACTTAAACAGTTTATATTATATAATATACAATATGAACTACAACTTAAAATACAATTTTGACGATAAAAATAACTGTGGTGTAATTTTTTTTAATGATAAAAAAGTTATTATGGATTTTAATGATTTATTTTCCATAATTAATTTTGAAAAAAATTTTATTTATTATACAGAGGATAAATTATATCCTTATTATTTGAGGCATAATCAAAAAATTTCGTATTTAGAACATATATTTAAATATGATGAATGTAATATTAAATACGAATTTAAAAATAATAATTTGTATGATTTAAGGCGACAAAATATTACAATATACCACGAATATCATACACAAATTGTAAATAATTATAATGTTATTAATTATACTCTTGGACATTATATAGAAATAGGCAAGGATGCATACCACATGAAAAATCCATTATGGTATATAACTGAAAATAATACAGAATATATATTAATGTATTGTGAAAAAGATACTATAGTTAAATTATGTCAAAAATCATACGATAAAATAATAGAATATGAAAATTCTAAAAATGAAGGAAAAAAAATAACATTTTTTAAACATTTAAGTGGATATATATGTAGCACAATTAATTTATTTATTCATCAAATTATCACTGGATGTTACGGAAATGGTCAAGGAACAAAAAACATAAGTGTAGACCATATTGATAGAAACCCTCTAAATAACAGTTGGGCAAATTTAAGAATTGCTACTTTTGAAGAACAACATAATAATTGTAAAGGTATGATACAAGGCACTAAACGTGCAAGAAAATCAAGTGCTAAACCTTTGCCACAAGGAATAACCCAAGATATAATGAAAAAATATGTTGTTTTTTATGAAGATTATGCTGACAAAGAAAAAAAACGATTACGACAATATTTTAAAATAGAAAAACATCCAAAATTAGATAAAATATGGATCGGTACAAAATCAAATGAAATATCAATTCAAGAAAAATTGAATCAAATTAATAAAATTGTAGATGACCTAGAAAACGATATATATCCCACAAAACATACTTAAACATAATATTTTATGATACAATATACAATGATTGCAAAACTATATACAATTGAGGAGGACACACAAATACATTTAAAAAGGTTCCAAATAAACCCTCCACACCCATCTTATATTGCTGGTTTTATAGATGGAGATGGATGTGTTTTTATAAGAAAAATTGCAGATGGTTATCAAGCTGGGATAGCATTGACACAAAGTAGAACAAATATATTGCGAATTGTACGATACCATTTTGGCGGTAATATAACAACTTCAATAAATAGAAACAATAAAACTATTAATGTTATAAACGAACAAAATTATTATGACAAGCATACACAAAGAAATCAATATAATTTATTGATAAGAAGTAATGAATGTAATATTTTATTAGATTATATAAAAAATAATATTGTGATAAAAAGAGGACAAATGGATAGTTTAAATAAATTTATAAAATTAGTAAATTTACAAAATAAGTTAGAAGAAAAAGAAGAATTACATAAAATATGTAGTAGTTATAATAATAAATCATTGTTAAATGAAATCAAATTTGAAAATATTAATATAGAATATGCTGCTGGATTATTTGATGCTGAAGGGTGTATTTATTTAAATTTACAAAAATATTCTAAGTCGTATATTTCAATAACTCAAAAAAATAATCCTAATGTTTTAGTGTATATTTCATATTTATTAGGATTTGGAAAAATTGATTGTGAACAAAAATTTAAAATATATAAAAAATCAGATTGTTTAAAATTTATACAATTAGTAAAAGAGCATTTAATTGTTAAATATAATCAAGCTTTAGCATTTGAAACTTTTTTGGAAACAACTGATAAAAATATTAAAGAGCAAATGTATGCTATTTGTAATAAAGAAAAACATGAAATTGAAGTATTTACAGAATTAAATAAAAATGATAATGGTAAGGAAGGTTATTTCAAAACTATACAATTAATAAATTTAAAGCAACAAATATGTAAAGAAATACATTTGAAACAAGTTTATAAAGAAAAATCTGTAAAAATGATAGGTGAAGGTAATCATAATTTTGGTAAATCATTTTCAAATGAAACTAAGAAAAAAATGTCTAGCTCCATTAGAGATGCAAAAAGAGGAGTTAGTGATGAAACCATTATAAAAGTTAGAGATTTAATTAAAGAAGGTAACACACTTGTTAAAATACAAGACTTACTTAATTTACCAAAACATACAGTATCTAGAATAAAAAATGGTATTATCATGTGTAGAAATGAAGAAAAAAAAGAAAAACAATCTTTAACACAAGAAGAAATAAATTTATCTAAGAAAAAAATATTAACTAATGAAAAAATATGATTATTATTTAAAGATTACTAATGATTTTATCAAAAATATAGTTTAAAATATATTTTTATTATTTATAAAATGAATAATATTTTCAAACAAGATTTTATAAAGTTTAAAAAAGAACGCAGAGAGAACAAAAAAAGTTGCAAAAGGTCTATTACTGGCGAAGAAGTTATTTTTATTTTTGAAAAAGTATTAGAAGGATGGAAACCTATTCGTATTTATAATACAATTATTCAAAATAATCCTAATTCAGAAATAGATAAGAAAAAAACAGAAACCATTGCAACTGGTAATTGTAAAGTATATGAAAAAGAATTGTCAAAGGAAAGATATGAATATTATACTGTTTTAAGAAATAAAATTTATGAATATAATAAATTAAAAAACTTATAATAAAATATTGTTTTTTGCTTGTATACAACAAAAAACAATATAAAGACTTCTCTCTTATTTAATTTATAAAAATGAGTATAGACATCGTTAATCTTATTGAAAGCAATCCTATTACCAAGTTTACAGGTAATTACCAATCTAAATTAATTGAAAAAGTAAAAAATAAATTTACAGAATATGAACAGCAAATATTTTTAGCTAGTTTTTACTGCTATTTAAAGTATGACAATATAACAGATTTTGTTATAGATTTAGATAATGTATGGAAGTGGCTTGATTTTAGTTCAAAACACAAAGCAAAAGAATTATTAAATAAAATTTTTAAAATTGACAAGGACTATAAAATTTTGCTCACCCCAACGGGCGAGCAAAAAAAAGACACTAGAGGAGGGCATAATAAAGAAATAATTATGTTAAATATAAAAACATTTAAATTATTTTGTATAAAGGCTGGAACAAAAAAAGCAGATGAAATTCATGAGTATTTTATTAAACTAGAAGAAATTTTACAAGAAGTTTTATTAGAAGAAAGTAATGAACTCAAATTACAATTAGAACAACAAAAAACCGAAATGCAATTATTAGAAGATAAAAAGAACCTAGAATATGAAAC